TAACAAAAGAAGAAGGTGGACGTCATACACCATTCTTCAATGGATATAGACCACAATTCTATTTCAGAACAACAGACGTTACAGGTGTTATCGAATTAGCAGCTGGAACAGAAATGGTTATGCCAGGAGATAACGTAGATATGACAATCGAACTTATCACACCAATAGCTATTGAAAAAGGACTAAGATTTGCTATCCGTGAAGGTGGTAGAACAGTTGGTTCAGGTGTTGTTTCAGAAGTTATTGAATAATATATATAGTAATAGCAAGGGTTTGCAAAATATACCCTTGCTATATTTTTATTATTTATCTACTTTTTATCTACTCAGTTTAGAATAGAGTCAATTTTATTTATAATATTTGCTTTTGTTTTTGGCAATGCTTCTAAATAGATTTCTGTTGTTTTTATGGAACTATGTCCTAATAATTCTTTTACTGTGATAAGGTCAGCTCCATTTGCTAATAACATTGTAGCAAATGTATGTCTTAAATCATGAAATGTTTTATTCTCAATTTTTGCTTCTTTTAATTTTTTATTATATACTTTTTGAAAATATTTAATGTCAAAATGACCATTGTTAGGAGCAAACACATATGAAGGACTTTTATTTTCAATTGATTTCAATAAAGCGAAAATATTGTCAGACATAGGTATAGTTCTAATTGAATTTTTGGTTTTCGGTGTTTGTAGCTCTATATGATAAGTTTTTGAATTTTCAGTAATGTCAGTTGCCATATATGTTAAATTATGAATAATGTTAATTTGTCTATTCTTGAAATCAATATCAGACCATTGTAACCCAAAAATTTCTCCTCTTCTCATTCCCGTTCCTAATGCAAATAAAACAATATTTTCAAATTTATTACCTTTAAAAACTTCTTTCAATCTTTTTATTTCATCTTCACTGTAATATTGAAATTTTGACTTGTTTTCTAATATTTCCAATGTTGTTTTCTTGTCTCGTGGCAAAGAAACATTATTACAAGGATTTTTTAATATATAACCTTCTTTTTCTGCGTAATTAAAAAACTGATTGAGTAATTTGTGGATTTTTTTTACATTAGTAGGAGTTGTTTCCAAATTATTATAATATTCTTGTATTTTTAATGATTTAATATTGTTTATAGGAACATTTGCAATTATATTAGGCTTAATATATCTTTTATATATACCGTCATAACTGTCTAATGTGGAAGATTTTATGTTGTTTTTTTTCGTTCCATATAACCATAAAGGTAATAAAATATTTATTGTATATATTCTATCACTGTCAATTATTCCTAACTTTAAATCATTAATGTATTTATTTGCTTTTTCTTCAGCTTCACTTTTAGATGAACCATAAAATGTTTTTTTTATAGGTGTTCCATCAGCTTTGCGACCAATTGTTTTTGTTACTTTATAATAGTCATATCCATTAACTTTAAAATTCGTTTTTCTTGCCATAATATCCTCCTGAATAAAAAAGCATTAATAAACTAATGCTTCTTTTGTAAAATCTCCATATTTATCTATATAAAATTTAATAGCGTTTTGCATATAATTGACAGTAACCTCAAAATACTCGGCTAAACCATATAAATCATTAATGCCGATTCTTAATAGCGAATTTTAGTCTCTCGTAAGAAATGAGTGTATTGTAGGACCACTTCTTTGCTTTGTATTCCTGCTTACTTATGAATTGTAAATCAGAATCAAACTTATAGGTGGCGTTATAATAGTAATGACCGTAATTCTTCTGCTAAGACAAGCTTTTTATCAATACAAGAAGACGACTTAGAAGAATCATATATAATAACATTTAACTTATTGTAATTAATATAAGCTCCAGAAGAATTTTCTAGATAAGTATCTATTAAATTAATATTTTCTCTATTTATTAAATCTTCAATGTTATCTAAATTCATTTATTTATCCTCTTTATTTTCTTTATCTTGTTCTTGCTTTGCTAATAAAGCTTCTAATGTATTTTTGATAATCATTTTGTTAGTATCATTCAATGCTTTTACACCACTCGCAAATGCAACATCTGCATCATCTATATTTAGTTTTTCTGGCTTTCTTATATCGGTCTTACCCATAAGATAGTCTAATGAACAGTTGAAAATCTCAGACATTTTTAATTTTATATCATCACTAGGTGTTCTTTCTCCACTTTCGTATTGAGATATGGAAGCACTAGATGATAGATTTAATTTCTTAGCCAATTCAGTTTGATTAATTCCTAACCTGTTTCTTTCAAACTCTATTCTTTTCCCTAAAATATTTCTCATAAAATCATATCCTTTTTTTATTTTTACAAAATGTGAAACCTATTGATATTATAACACTTTTTTCACTTATTGTAAAATATTCTCACAAAATGTTAAAAAACTATTGACAATATTCACAAATTGTAATAATATAATCATAGATTTCACAAATAGTAAAAATGAGGGGGCGAAAAAATGACAGAAATAGAGGTTAGAAGAAAAGAAAAAGGATTTACACAACAGTATATGGCAGAAAAGATTGATGTTTCTATCGGTTGCTATAATATGTATGAAAATAACCAAAGAAAAGTACCAGTGGAAAAGGCTGAAAAGATAGTAGAAATATTGAATTGTAAAATGGATGATATTTTTGTACCTTCTAGTTTCACAGTTAGTGAAAGAACAGCAAAAGAAGTTTAACGAAATAAATATAAAATAGTTTTACAAAGTTAGATAAAGGAGGATTAATATGCAAAATATGCAAGAAGTACCATTTTATTATTTATCTGCAAGAGCATATGCTAAACAAACAGGAATCGGAGAGGCAGAAGTAAAAAAGCAACTAATAAAGGGAGAACTTGAGGGATTTACTACTGATAATCAATACAAAGTTAAAGTGTACAGAGATGGTAATGTTTCATATAAACAATATGAGACAGTACTAAAAAGAGCAATAGAAGCAGAAGCAAAATTAGAACAAGCAAAATCAATATTAGTTTAGAAGGGAGTCGAAACAAATGATAAGTTATTTAGTAGATTTATTTTTATGCAGTATGGTAGTAGTAGTAGAGCTAGTAGGAACAATTATATTAGCAATAGCAATAGAAATTATAGTTTATAAGATTTTCAAAATTAATCTATATCAAGAAATATGGAAAGGATTAAATAGGTTAGACAGAAAGCTAAATAGAATATTGGGATAGAAAGGAGGGAAAAAAGTGGAAGAAATTCAAAAAAATAGTGGCAATGTAAAAGTATACATTAACCACAAATATTGTTTAATAACCAGTAAAAGTATGATTATTAAATCTCAAACTGATAAGAACCGTCAGGCATTTGTTTTAATTTCTTAGAGGTAATTATATAAAAAACAAATTTAAAAGTAAAGGAGGGAAGAGAGATGCATGTATTTATAGGTATAATTCTGGGTTTTATTATAGCAATTATTGTAATGATAGTTACAGGCTTTGGACAAGATTACGAGTTAATAACAACTATAGATGAACTACAAAAAGAACTTAAAGACAATAAGGACAGGCTTAAAAATAAGGAAATAGCAGAAATAAGAGCAACATTCTTCGCAAGGAAGATAAAAGAAATAGAAGACATTATAAAAAATTCAGAAGAAAGCAAAGAAAACTATTTTATTACTTTTGAAAAAATAAAAAATGTACTATTTGTTTGAACTGTTTTCGCAAATAGTACAAAATAGACTTATTAATTAAACATGACTAAATAAATAATAGCACAGAAAATAAAAAAATGCAAGGGGAGTAATTGAAAAAATGTCAGAAACATTAGAAGAATTAGAAGAAAAATATTTTATGTTAGAAATGCAAGATACGTGGAGCAGTAGAGATTATAAATATGCTGATGAATTAAGAAATAAAATAAAAAAAATGAAGGAGGAAGAAAGATGATAAAGAATTATGATGAGTTAAGAAAAGTCGATGTAAGTAAGTGGATAGAACAAAGAGATGGAGCAGATTATTTGAACTGGGCAAAAGTTGTTGATTTATTGCACGAAAATGGTGCAGGAATAGTATATTTTGAGCCTGTTGTAAATGAATTGACAGGAAGTAGCTTATATATGACAGATAAAGAATTTGAAGACAGCAAAGGAAATGTAAACAGAGTGTACGAAACTGCAGTAAAGATTGTAATAGACGATTTAGAGTTCATTCAAAGAGGGCCTGTTACAAACGGTTCAAATCCAGTAAAAGACAATTCAATGAGTCAACAAAGATTATGGAATTGCCAAACAAGATTGTTTGTTAAAGGTGTTGCAATAAGAACAGGTTTAGGATTTGATCTGTGGTTGAAAGAAGAATTAAAAGATTCAAAAAATAGCTGGGAAGATGATTTGTCAAGACATGACATATTTAAAATAAAAGAAAGATGTCAACAAATTTATACTCAAAAATTAAAAGAAGGATTATCAGTAAAAGAAATTGCAGAAAGGCTTCACAAGACAGAAGATGAAGTAAAGGCGGTATTTACGTATTTTGATACTTTAAGTAATTTTGAAAGAGATTTAGCAAACATTGATACAAAGTCAAGATAGGAGTTATTACATAGGAGCTTCAGATACAAGTATGGTTGTAGGAAATTGGAACACGAAAACATTCGAAAATTGGTGGTTAATAAAATTAGGTTTAAGTCAAAACAACTTTTCAACGGAAGCTACAAAAGCAGGAAATAATTATGAACACAAAATACTGCAAGCATTGAATATTCCAGATTTAGAGATGGATAAACAAATAATAATTGACAGACTAAGAGTAAATTTAGATGGAAATTCGGAAGACTGTATTTATGAAGTTAAGACACACAAAATAGAAAAAGAATTTAAAGTATCAAAACAATACTGGAGACAAGCACAGGTTGAGATGTATGCGTACAATACCAGAAATTTATACATAGTCGCATATGCACTAAATGAAGATGACTACAACAATTACTTTAATGCGATAGATATAGATAGGATCAAATTTAATAAAGTAGAATATGATGAACAATTTATAAATAATGAGTATCTACCTAGGTTACAAATATTAAGTGAATGTTTGAAGAAAGGAGTTTTTCCAAATGCAAACTACACGGAATAATTAATGATATAAGTATAGATTTCAATACACGAAAACCTAAAATAAGCCTTTTATTAGATACAAATGAGTTAAGTATAGTAGAAGAACTAAAAAACGAAAATAAGCTAAATATCGAGCTAAAAAAATATCGTAAACCTCGTAGCCTCGACGCGAATAAATACTTTTGGAAATTGCTTCAAGAGGTTTGCGATTATAAAGACATAGACACAATAGAAGATTACAAACGCAGAGTAAAAGAATTAGGAATATTTAAGCAATTTAAGATAATGACACAAGATGTAAAGACCTTTGAAAAAATATGGACTGATAGAGGAATAGCTTGGTTTTGTGAAATAGTAGATACAACATACATAGGAGATACAGAATTTAAAATTATAAATGCATATTATGGCTCGAGTTCGTACAATAGCAAGCAGATGAGTAGATTAATAGATAATCTAGTTCAAGATTGCAAAGCTGTAGGAATAGAGACAAAGCCACAAGCAGAAATAGATAGTTTATTAAGACAGTGGGATTGTGGCACTAGATAGCAACGGCTATAAATTAAGCTAGTGCCACAAAAGGCCCCATAAAGAGGTAAAAATGATAGTAACAGATTTATCAAACAGTTTTAATCCAGTACCTAAAAAAAAGGCAGAAAAGAAAAAAGAAGTTACAACAATTAAAAAGAAAAGCAAGAAGTTAGCAAAGCTAGAGAAAAGCAGATTTAGCATAATAACAAAAGACTTAGAACATTGTTATTTATGTGGAAGTAAGAAACAAGACTTTCACGAACTAATAGAAGGTAAAAATAGACAAGTTAGTATGAAGTATGGATTAGTAATACCAATTTGCCGAAAATGTCACGAAATAGTGACAAATGATAAAACTTTACAGGATAAATTGCATAAAGTCGCACAAAAAGAGTTCAAAAAGCATTACAAGTCAGAAAACTTTATACAAGTATTTGATAAAAATTATTTATAAAAATTAGGAGGAATGAAAATGGAATTTAGAGTTGGAGATAAAGTAAAAATAATAAGTAAAAAAAAAGGTGATCAATATACCACTTATGAAGTAGAAAAAACATTCACAAAATCAGATTTAAAAGACGGAGATAAATGCACATTAAAGAATGGACAAGTTATATTTGTTGATAAGACTTCACAATATGGGTTTAACAGCATTGATGCACAATTAAAATACTTTAATGATGACGTAAGTATTGTAAAAGTAGAAAGACCAGTAAAATATGAGACACTATTTGAAAGAGAAGAAGAAATACTAGACGAGACAGAAAAGAGATATTTATCAAACGTAATTAAACCTTTTAGAGACAAGGTAAAAGCTATAGAAAAAGTTTCATACTCTAGAGAGTTTATAAAAATATATATAAAAGAAGATGAACCTACCATATTACCATATTTTGAAAAAGGTACAATGTACAAAGGAATGAAAGAAAATAAAGAATACACATTAAAAGAATTAGGATTATAACAACAAGGGCTAGACATAAGTTTTAGCCCTTTAATTTTACGAAAGGAGAGAGTATGGCAAGAAAAAGAATGATAGATCCTAGTATATGGCAAAGTGAAGATTTTGGGAAGTTATCAAACTTAGCAAAAATAGTATTTATTGGTTTATTTTCTCTTGCAGATGATGAAGGTAGAGGTAGAGCAAATCCAATGTATTTAAAGTCTAATTTATTCCCTTACAATGAAGATATGAGAAGTGCCGACATAGAAAAAGCCTTATTAGAAATAAGTTCTAATATGTCCGTAATTTTCTACTCTTGTGACGGAAGTAGTTATTATAGCCTTTTAAGTTGGTATACATTTCAGAAAATAGAAAAGCCTACAAATAGCAAATTACCTGCATTTGATGAAAATAGCAAGGAAATTCACCGACTATTCGCCGAAGCCTCACCGAAAGGTAGCCGACCAGTCGTGCCTAAAAGAAAAGAAGATAATAGAAAAGAAAAAGAAGAGAAAAGAATAAGAATAAAAGATATATACAACGAGAATTGCTCGAATCTTCCACAAGTTCAAAAGCTGACAGAAAAAAGAAACAAGGCTATAGACAAATTTCTTGAGGAACTTACAGAAGAACAGTTTAAGAAAATATGCAAAATTGCGAATACAACAGACTTTCTTACAGGAAAAAATGATAATGGATGGAAAGCAGATTTTGATTTTCTTATGAGAACTGACAAAGCAATTAATGTACTAGAAGGAAGATATAGTAATTCTAAGAGTCGGAATGAACGATTTTAAAGAACTAATGGAGGAGGCAAAAGATGAACAAAACGGAAACAATACAAATAATAACTCTATTAGCTGGCAATTATGACAGTATAGCACAAAAAGATAAAATTCAAAAGCAATTAATGATTAATATATGGCAAGAATGTTTAGGGGACTTAGATTACAATATAGTCTTACAAGCGGTAAAGAAAACAATAATAGAAAGCCCTTACCCACCAACAATACATGAAGTAAGGAAAAATGCAATAGAGCTAATAAATCCAACAACAAAGAAAACAGGAATAGAAGCATGGAACGAAGCAATTGGAATGATAAGCAATGGTCTTTATATGACCGAGGAACAATTTAATAATTATAGCCCAGAAGTTAAGAGATTTTTTGGAAGTGTAAATCAAGTAAAACAATTAGCAATGGTAGACATGGAAACAATAAACACAGTTACAAAAGGGCAGTTTTTAAAACAATATGAAGTATTGATAAACAGAGAAAGAGGACAAAAACTATTACCTCAACAAATGCAAGATTTTACAAAACAACTTGCAGATAGAATGAGTGTAGAACAGATAGGAGAGTGATAAACAAATGATTACAACAGAAACAAGGCAAATGAGTTTTAATGACATACAAGATAAAACAAAAATAAGATATATACAAATCTTAAATAGATTAAACAAGCCTAAAACGGCAAAGGAATTAGCAGTAGAATTATTTGATTTAGGATTTATACCAAGTACAGAAAGAAATTATACAGCACCAAGGCTAACAGAATTAGAAAAAATGGGATATGTAAAAGCAGTAGATAAAAAGAAATGCGAATACACAGGCAAAACAGTAGCAGTATATGGGAGAACACAAGCAGGATTTGAAACAATAAATTATCAACATATTCCAAGAATTGATTAGGAGGTAGTTATGGAAAAAATAAATATTGATTTATATGGAGGGAAAAGTATTTTTGGAGGAAGAGAAACAGCACTAAATGCTGATATAACATATTGCGATAAATATAAAGAATGCAGTTTTTACAAAAAAGGAAAATGTTTTTGTGCAGGAAGAATTGGACCAAATTGTAAATATGGGACAAAAGAAAACATTAAGGGATATACAAGTAGAGCAATAAAATATAATGAGTTTAGAAGAAAGTATAAAGAAGATGAATGTTATGCAAAACTTGATGAACCTAATAATAAAATAGGGAAAATTGGAGATATATTTGTTATAAATATGAGATATTTACATGAGAAAGACGGAGGAGGATATGAAATTACAACAAATATATTTTCACACCCACTGGTATACATTCAAGAAAAAGATTTTACAAACGCATTGATAAGTATAATTTGCGATGGTAAACCTAGAACTTTTTTTGAAAACGAAATAATAAAAGACTATGTAGAAAAAGATGTTCCAAGATTTTTATATGAATTAAAAACAGAATTTAATGAAATTTATGAAAGATTTGTTAATGAATATGCAGAGTACCAGAATAAAGAAATAAATTTTATTGGAAGAAAAGCTTATATATATTCTTTAAGAGATGGAATAGAAATAAAAGATAAAGCAACATTTGTAAAACAAGGAGAATATTTAAAAAGTATAACAAATTATAGTTCAGTTTTTTTACCTTTCAATGCAAAAGAAACAGAATTGATAATAAAAATTAATCCCAAGATGACAGTTAGAATAACAGACAATTCTCAAGTAGATGGGAATACTATATTTGAGGACTAGCCTATGAAATATAATTATCCACCGCTAAAGCGGAAAATGCGTAAACTGTTTGGGCTGTAATAAGCTTGAAGATGCAAACTTTAAAGGAGTATACAGATGTGAATATGCAACAAGTGAGCAGATAAGTATAGAAAAATTAAGGGAGGAGCTAAAGAAAAATGGCAATAAACAGTAAAAAGAAACGGAAGTGCAGGAGAAAGAGAATTGGCAAATAAATTAAAAGAATACGGTTATAACTGTAGAAGAACACAACAGTTTTGTGGGAATACTGGACAAGCAGATGATGTAGTAGGACTTGATTATATACACATCGAAAGCAAAAGAGTTGAAAGGTTAAACATAGATGAAGCAATTGAACAAGCAGTAAGAGATACAAAGGATGATAAATTCCCTACAGTATTTCATAGAAAAAATAGAAAAGATTGGTTGGTAACAATGAGGCTAGATGATTGGATGCAAATGTACAACGAATATTATTCTGGAAGAAAGATAAAAGAATATGAGAATACCGAAGATAATAAGTAAAGATGGACATGAGTACATATTGATACAGCAATGCAACCAAAATATGTATCTATACAAAGAAATGATATATGGCTACAAAGAATGCTTTAAAGTCGATGAATTAAGTCTCATAACAAACAAAATAGCAAGAGGTCGCCCACCAAAATATAGATAGAAAAGAGAATAAAGGAGAGAAGTATGAAAATATATGATAAGAGAATATATAAAATAAGTGAGTGTATAAGAGTAGTGATAATAGTAATAGTATGTTTCATGATAGGGTATGTATGTGGAATATTAGCAGGGGATAAGTCAGAGGAATTAAAAAATAAAGACATAGAAATAGAATCATTAAAGGACACTGTGTATATGTTAAGAAAGGAGAGAGAAGAAGTATGAGTAAGATAGAAATAAATGAATATGTAAGAACTGGAGATGGGAAAATTTATGAACACATTAAAGATGGAGATGATTATTATTATTCGGGTCCTACATATTTTGAAAATTATTTAGAAGATATAGTAAAACACAGCAAACAACAAATAGAATTAATAGAAGATAAAGATATAGTTGAAATAGAATTATCAGAAGAATTTGTAGAGAAAAAAGATAAAAAGAAACTTATACAAATAGGAGATATTTATACAAAAGAAACATTACAAAAAGATATTGATAACGGAATTATAACAAAAATTTTAACAATATTATCTTATAATCAATATATGGCTAATTGCTTTAAAGTAGGAGGAGAAGAATGGGATTAGATATAAGTGTAAAAGGTTTAGAAAGAAAAGATACTTACCATTGTGGATATATAACATTTAATTTATATAGAAGGAAAGTTGCAAGTGCTTATAACGAAAGGTTAGGAGAATTATACAAAAAAACATTCAAAGATGAATTGCAACCAGAAGAAATCAAAGAATGGAATAATTTATGTAATGATGATTTAGATATATTTTTATGGCATAGTGACTGTGATGGAAAATTAACACCTAAAGAATGTAAAAAAATATATGATGCAATGAAAGATTTAAAGGTAGAAATGCAAGGACACAATTACATAGAAATGAATTGTTACGATATGCACCAATTATGGTTAAATATGCTTAAACATTGTTACAAGCATAGAGTAAACATGTATTTTTATTAAAATAAAGTAGGAGGAAAAGATGAAATATAAAGAATGTATAAAAAAAATAGGACTAAAAAATGTAATATTATACGAAATGTTTTATATTTTAGAAATTATTTTAAATTTACCTTATTTGATGTTACGAGGAATAGCCATTATATACGATAGCATACTTGAATTTATTGTATTTATAACTGAAAAACAACAGAATTTGTTAGCACGAATTTTTAGGAAAACAAGAATAATTAATTTAAGTAAAATAAGTAAGAAAATAGATGATTTTAGATTAAAAACAATTAAAGAATTAAAAAAAAGAGGAGGAGAAAATGAATAAACATAAAAAAGTATCTAAAGATGATGTCCTTAAAATGTTTTATGATTTACAAACTAAATTCTGGGAAGCAGATTGCTGGGTAGACGGAATTTCAGCTGAATTTTTAGCAAATAAAATGAAAACATCTACATATCAGATAAGAAAAGCCTATAAACAATTAGCAGAAGAAGGATACTTAAAATTAGAGAAAGTTCCAACTGCTTTTGAGGAATGTGATAATGGGTTATATATTGAATCTTATCCTTATTTATTTTGTAATGTTTATACTTTAACACAAAAAGCTAAAGATAAATTTAAAAAGAATGGAGATGGAGAAGATGAATAGAGAAATAAAATTTAGAGCTTGGAACAAAGAAAAAAACATAATGGTATACAACAATGAAGATGATACATATGGATATTGGGATGGTTGTCGTAACAGTAATGTTGGAATGGTAAATGAAATTTTAAATTCAAAATATTATGAAGAATATGAATTTATGCAATTTACAGGACTACACGATAAAACCGGAAAAAAAATATATGAACGGAGATATAGTTCAAATAGAATATAAAGATATGAAATTTAAAGGACTTGTTAAATATGACGAAACATATTTAGCTTATGTAATAATAAGTACTAATACTACAAAACATGAGTTTGAAAACTTAGGAGATTATTTAGACTATGACATAGAAGTAATAGGTAACGTTACAGATAGTCCCGAGTTATTAGGAGGAGAATAGATATGTATAAATTAAAAGAAGGTATAAGATTAAGACAATTACAAGATTTTGGTTATAAATATGTAGGTAATTACAATAGAGGCGACCAATGGTTAAAAGAAATAGATATAATTGTAGATGGTAAAAACTTAGGTGGAATCTTGATACAAGAATGGGGAGAAATAAGCTTTAGATTTCCATTTATTAAAAATATAAAATATCCTGATATAGAACCTTATATACAAGATTTAATCAAAGCGGGATTAGTAGTAAAGGAGTAATAAAATGACTGATGAAGAAATTGAAAAAATTGCTAAAAAAGTATTAGAACTTCAAAAAGCAGATGGAGTAAAAACAACACAGAGTTTATTAACATTTCAAGAAGTCCAACAAAGATACCATAAAGAAATATACCAAAAATTTGGAACAACAGGTGGAATTGATAGTGCAATAAGAACAGTCGCTACATATAGTCAAGGACAGAGGTATGTTGCAAGATTAGGTGGAAAAGAGTTTGATAACGCTGTACAAGTAGCAGACAAACTATATAAATTAGTTTTGGGAGTAAAGGAGTAAATATGGAAATGGAAGAGAAAATAGAAAAATTAAAATTCATTAAGTTACCAATAGATGAAGAAACAGGCAAAGAACAAAAAGAGTTTGGAGAAATGCTGGGACATATATATAGCGCGTATTATAGTGAATTTGGAAAAGGTTATGTAATAGTAGGGACAAACTCAGAAGAGGCAAGCAAAGCTTTTGATAATACAATTTACAAAACATTAATATCAGCAGGAGAAGATAAAGAATTTGCAAGAGCTTGTGCATACGAAGGGGAAGATTCAGGAATGTGCTTATACATACCTAAAGAATGTTTTGAAAGAGTAAAGGAGTAAATAAGATATGTTTAATACTTATAATGCAGGAGATACAAATTTAAAAATAAATGCTTGTAGTGGCGGAATATATAAAACATATAAAGAAAGTTGGTTTATAAATTTTCATCTAGATAGTACTTTATCTAATAAAATATTGAGAAAAGAAGGGTGTTATTATAGACCTGGATATGGATATTTTATAAGTGAATATGATTTGGTCGATAGAGGCAATAAAGAGTTAGAAAAAGTAAAAGAAGTTGAAATACTACAAATGATTATTTGTGGAGATAAAGAAGTGATTGCAGAAGTAATTTTAAAAGAAGATTTTGAAAAATATTTTGAGAGGAGTAAATAAGATATGGAAGAATGGATATGGTATTTGTTTGTGAATGGGAAGATACTTAAAAAGTCAAAAAATATAGAAGAACTAAAACAAGATATATTAAATATGCAATTGCACATTGATACAGCTCCATATTACTGCAAATTAGATACTATAAAGTCATTAGATGATTTTAGTGATGTCCATGAAGGTGTATGGTTTCCAGTATGTGATGTATTAAATAAAGAAAATAAGGTAATAGATGTTTTTATTGTTGAAGAATTTTATTCATATCAAGATAAGCAATGGGAAGATGAAATAAAAAGATTTAATACAGAGAGGAGTGATACATAATGAAAGAAAATGATGAAACATTAAAAGTAATAGGGAAAAGATATATGTTATGGAATATTCAAAGACAAGTGTATGCATTAAAGCTAAAAGGTAGAACGGTAACAGAAGAATGGTTAATTGATATATTAGATAGTTTAGAAAAAATGCAATTAGTAGAAGAAGATAACTGGGACACTAAAAAATATATAGAAAGTGAAATAGAACAAGACATGATAAGAGAAAGTAAGATATTAAATAAGAGAATTAGGGAGCTGATTAAGTGAAAGAAAATAGTGATGGTAACGACACAAATGTCGGTAGCATAGGAAATAGTATAGAAGAAGATATAATTTTATTAAAAGATTTTACAGAAGGCAATTTAAAAAGAGATAAGCTAGAAAATTATAAAGGTTCTTATAAAATGGGATATTTTTATTGTAAAAATATACAACAAGCAATAGAGCATATTTTATCAGATTATAAAAGAGTATTAAAAGAGTTAGAAGAATTAAAAGATACAAATTGTTTAGTAAAAAGATATTTTAAATTAAAAGATACTAATACATATTTACGAAAAGAGAATGAAGAATTAAATAAAAAAGAAAATAAAATATACAAAGAAGTACAAGAAAGTTTATCCTTTGAAAAGTTTTTAGTTGCAAAAAAGAGAGAACCAGATTTATTTAATCAAGGAAGATTTTATATATCACAAATTATATATGATATTTTAAATAATGTAGAAAATCCAGAAGAAATACATAAAGAAAATAAATATATAAAATATATAGATTATATTCCAGTTCAAAAAATAAAAGACAAGATAGAAGAATTGAAAGAACAATATAATGTTAGAGAGCTTGATTTTATAAAAACAACACAAGATATAAGAAAGATTATTATTCAATCACTAGAAGAACTACTAGAAGGGAAAAATTAGAGGAGGACAAGCTATGACAACAGAACAAGCAGTAAATTTATTAGATGATTTAAGTGAATATGGACTTTGTTATAATATAACAGAAGAATATCAAGAAGCTATGAAATTAGTTTTATCTATGCTAGAGGAAAAGAACAGACAAATAGATTTAATGGCTGAAGAACTTGTACATTATAAAGTAATAAATGATCCAGATTTTGATAATTTAAAAGAAACATTTGATAAATTAGTTGAAAATGAAAAACAATATTTTGAAAATGAAGCAAAAGAGGTGCAATAGTATGTTAGTAAAGAAAGACCTTACAAATATGAATAAGAGCATATATGAATGTGATAGATGCCATATTCAAATAAAGAAAGAAGAAAAGATAGGAATCTATACTTCTACAGGAAGAAAACAACCGATTAAGCAATGGGACTTATGTATAAAATGTTATAGATCCTTAGTAAGAGGAATAAACAAAAATAAATAAGGAGGTACTAAAGAATGTCATACATAAAAGAAGATATTGAAAATATGTTAAAAAAACATAAAGAAAACGAAGGCAAGCTATTTGAAATAGAATTAAAAATAGATGAATATGAGAATAGACTTAATTATGCAGGGACAGTATATGAAGATACACAAGAAGAAGTAATACAAAATATGCAGTTAGCAGGACAACCTTACGATAGCATACATAGTAATACAAATAAAATATCAGATAAAACATCAAGCACAGCTATGAATTATAAAAAAGAGTTAATTCATATAAATAAAGAAGATAGAGTATTTTTAGAAAATGAAATACGAAGATTAGAAACAGAAAAAGAGGATTTAAACAAGAAGATAGCTAGAGTAAAGAATTGGCTAGATAAAATAGATAGTAGAGAAGCATTAATACTAAAAGAATTTTATATAAACAATAAAGGGAAGAATTGGGACAAGGCTGTAGTTGCTTATAACAAAAACACAGATAAAGAATTACAAAAAAGACAATTAGTAACAATAAGAGATAAAGCAATAGAAAAGATATTAAATATCATAAATATATAAATTGCATTAAAATTGCACCATTTATGTATTGAAAATTGCACTTATTATTATATATAATTATAATAGAAATAAATTTAAGGAAAGGAAAAAATCCTTTCTTTAAAGGTTTTTCAAATTCTTCGAAGTAGCATACTTGTAAAAGTCGTTTAGTCCAAATGCTACACTATATATTACGGAAGTAGCTTAAAGGTAAAGCTTGGTCGTACGTCCTAAAAAGTGAATGGTAACTTTGATATAGGTTCGAATCCTATCTCCGTAACCAAACGGCTAAAAAAGTAGTAGTAATTGTAAAATATGCCGTATTATTAAGAGTTAGATATATTCTAGCTCTTTTATTATGCATATTAATATGCTAGGTATTTAATATATATGCGATATCTCATGTCGCCTCCTTTTTTTAATTGTATGAAGCCATGATTTGAACTTCCTAGCGGTTCAAAAATATATTTGGGAATAGTTAAATAGGTATAACAATAGGCTTTGACCTTATTATTCTTAGTTCGAATCTAAGTTCCCAAGCCAACGCTTTTACTCTTTTGGCAATGCTAGATGATAATTATAAAGAGCGTGTCTTACTGCTTGGCGATAACAACAGCAGAGGTGTTAGTAACTTTTACGTTAATAAAAAGTTATAAATCTAGGTTATAATGTAATACTCTTTTCTAACTAAAGAGTTCCTAGTAATATTTAATTGATAGTATGTAGTGATATAAAGGTATGTAGTGAAGAAAACACTAAACCTATGAATGCAAACTAATAAAACAAGTGAAATACTATAAGGTTTGATTATTTGCTTATAGTAACACAAATAATAATCAATAACGCAAATTTATATCATTACATAGTGTTTATTAAAAACAAAGGAGAAGGCTTATGAAAAGAAAAGGAAGTACTATAGCTGCAGAAATAATAGCAGACTGGAAAAGAGAAGAGTATTACAAGAAACGAATAAAAAGAAATCAATGTATAGTAGATTCTAAAAAGCAATGTAATATTTGTAAATATAGAGAAATATGTGAGGAAAGAGTATGAAAATAGCAGAGATATTAAAAAGAACAGATAAAGAAACATATAACAAGTTAAAAGCAAGATTTAATTATAAAGAGTGTATGAAAAGAAAATGTAAAGACTGCAAGAAAAAGAAAGAGTGTTTTAAGGAGCAAAAATAATGAAATTTAAAATGAATAATAAAACATGGTACATAAAAGAATTATCACAACAAGAAATGAAAGAAGAATTAAAAAAGCATTTTGAAAATCCAATAATAGACGGGAAATATTACGGACTAACATATGCGGATACACAAGAAATATTTTTAGATAAGGATTTATGTGCTGATAGAAAAAGAAGCACTTTATTACATGAATTAGGGCATTGTTACATAATTACATATATAACACACCAAGATAGAAACTACAATGAAGAAGATGTAGTAGATATAATATCAAATTCACACGATATTATAAGAAATATAGTAGATAAATATTTTGAGGTAAAAAATGAACATAAATAAAAACATAAATAAATTATAATATGAGCCTGAATACTTTGTATTTTTATAAAGATAAGTAATTTATGTAATTATTTATATATTGTTAATAGTTCCATCATAAGGAATACTACAATTATCGTTTTCTTTATAACATTCTAAATTGTTATAAATAGAATTATATATTTCATAAGGTAAAGTTTTTATATTTTGAGAAGTAAAACTAGTGTGTTCTATTACCTTTAGAGAAAGCTGTAATGCAATTTCTTCTTTTGACATAGTATCACCACCTTTCTGAGATATTCAGGCCCTATAAAATTATAGCAAAACAAAAGTAAAAAAATGTCAAAAGAAGTCGAAAAAATAAAAATTAAAGCAAAATAAAGTGGGTGATAATCAATGGCAAATGAACAAAATTTAATAAAAAACGAAGATTTAACGCCGAGCCAACGCCGAAAAAATGCAAGTAAAGCAGGAAAAGCAAGTGCAAAGAAAAGACAACAAAATAAAACATTTAAAGAGATAATAAGCAAGTTTTTAGATGGACAAGTATCAGATGAAAAATTAAAGCAACAGATGATAGATTTTGGATTTGCAGATAAAGAGGTAAGCAATAAAAGTTGTGCCGTATTTGCATTATGGAAAGAAGCAATAAAAGGAAATACAAAAGCATTTGAATTACTAAGAGATACAATAGGGGAAAAACCAATAGAACAAATACAAAACATTAATCCACCAGTAATAAATATAGAAAGGCCAAAAGATGATTAATCCGTACAATATAATAGCAAAGCACTTTTGGGATTTACTTGATGATTGCTTGGCAAATAAACATACTCATTACTGGTTAAAACGGAGGAAGAGGAAGTACAAAATCAAGTTTTATTGGAATAACAATTCCTTTAATGATGATGATAGATGCACAAAATGGTATATATTCAAATGCAGTAGCAATGAGAAAGGTTGGAGATACATTAGCAGATAGTGTATATACTCAAATTTTATGGGGGATAGAGCAACTAGGAGTATCAGAATATTGGGAGGCAAAAGTAAGCCCTCTAAGATTGACTTATAAGCCAACAGGACAGCAAATATTATTTAGAAGTTGTAATAATAAAGATGATTACAGAAAAATAAAATCAACAAAATTTAAAAAAGGTTTTTGCAAATATCTTTGGTTTGAAGAACTAGATGAGTTCTTTGGCATGGAAGAAATAAGAAGTATAATACAATCACTACTTCGTGGTCGGAAATGGCTACGAAGTTTTTTATTCTTACAATCCGCCTAAGATGATTGCTAGTTGGGTAAATGCAGAAGTAATAGTTGTAAGACCAGACAGATTAGTACATAGTTCTACATATTTAGATGTACCAGTTGAGTGGTTAGGAGAACAATTCATAATAGAAGCAGATGAACTAAAAAAGACAAATGAATTAGCATATAGAAATGAGTATTTAGGAGAGCCAACAGGAACTGGAGGAGCAGTATTTACAAACATAACATTAAGAAAAATAACAGATGAAGAAATATCACATTTTGATAATATTTCAGATGGTATAGATTTTGGATATGCGGTAGACCCAGCTTGTTATGGTCAAAATCATTTAGATAAAACAAGAAGAAAACTATATATATTTAATGAAATTTACAAAGTAGGTATATCAAATAAAAAATTACATGACGAAATAATAAAAGTAAAAATTGGAAGAAGTGAGATTACGGCAGATAGTGCAGAACCAAAAAGTATTGATGAAATGAATAGTTATGGTGGATTACGAATAGTAGGAGCTAAGAAAGGACCTGATAGTATAGACTTTGGTGTTAGATGGCTACAAAATTTAGTTGAAATAATAATAGACCCAGAGAGATGCCCTAATACAGCAAGAGAATTTAGTACATATGAATACGAAAAAGATAAATATGGCAATTTTAAAAGCAAATATCCAGATGCTAATAATCATAGTATTGATATGACGAGATATAGTAGAGAAAAAGAATATAATTTTAAGAAATTACAATTTGGTTATATAAAACCAATATAGGAGGAAAGAACAATGATACAATGGAATCCAGAAACATTAGAAAATGAAAATAGTGTAGCACAAATACTAATGTTAGCAGACAAAGAATGGAATGCAAGGAAGCAATTATATGAAAGAATAAGAAGAAAGACAGATAATTCTGAGCTAGTAAGTATAAATGATGAAAAAATAAAAGTAGCATTTGAAAATTATATAAATTCAATGGTAACAGGGTACTTTGCAGGAAAAGCACCAGTATATGATGTTGAAAAAATATCAGACCCAACAAAATTAAATATAATCAAAAAATTGCTTAATAAAGTCTTTAATACAGATGCAAACAAAGATGAAGAATTAAAAGTATTAATAGATTATATAAGCAAATATAATGATGATTCAACAGAGTTTTTTGATTTAGCATTTGAATATTTTGGAATGAGAGGGTGCTATGAAGTATTATACGAGAATGAAGAAAACGAAATAGTATATACTAAACAAAGTGCATTAAATACAATAGGAATATTTGATTATTCAACACCAGTAAAACAAATAGGCCAATTAAGAAAATGGACTGAAAGAGATAAAAATGGTGCAGATATAACAATAGTAGAATTAACAACAATAAATGGTAAAAGATACTATTCACCAACACCAAATGATTATGCAAAATTACAAGAAGATAAACAAAAATTTGAGAAAAGTAAATGGAACATGCTTCCTTGCATAGCAATAGAAAATGAAATGGGACTATCAAGCTTTGAATTGGTAGTCTCTTTAATTTGTGCTTATGAAAGAGTAATACAAAATAGTAGAAATACATTTCAATATAATGATGATGCAAAATTAAAAATAACAGGTTTTACGCCACAAAATGAACTAATGACAACAAAATTAGACGCAAAAGGGAATCCAGAATTAGATGAAAATGGACAACCAAAGCAGGTAGTTAATAAAGCAAGAGAAGAGGAAGACAAAGCTTTATTAAAAATGCAAGTATTCTATACTCCAGATAATACAGGAGATATTGCTTGGGTTGAAAAAAGTGTACAAGATACAGCACTGGAAAATCATAAGAAGACATTAATAGATTTAATAGCAATGATAAGTGGAGTACCAAATATAACAGATTTAGGATTTACAAATGCAGATAATGCTAGTGCATTAGATAGAAAATTCTTTACATTAGAGCAGATGATAACAGATGCTGATAAACACTTTAAACAAGCAATATTAAGAAGATGGGAAACAATCATAGACAGAATTAATAAAAGAAAACACAAATCCTATGATTTTAGAAGCATAAAAATAGACTTACAGAGAAATCTACCAACAGATAAGGATACAGAAACCACAAGAGCATTAAAATTAAGAGGATTGTTAAGCGATGCAAGTATAATTGATATGTTACCAGATGATTTAGATAGCAATTCAGAATTAGAAAAAGTAGATAAACAAAATGAAGAAAATATTCAAAAGAATTTACAACAAATGCAAATGATGGGACAAGCAGGAGTAGAGCAAGATAATAAAGAAAATAATAAAGATAACAAAGTAACAGATTTAATAGACACACAAAAAGCACAAAAACTAACAGCAGATAATAAGAAAGAACAAACTAAAGTAGTTAATAAACAAATCAATAAAGAAGAATAGAGGTGTTTTATATGTGGGAGCAACATGACAAATATGTAAAACAATTAAAACAACTATACAATAAAACATCAAGACAAACACAAAACAGATTACAAGAATTATTTGACACGTTTAATTTTACATCAGAGAATATCTATAATATTGCTGATAATAAGACTAAAAAAAGAATAAATACATATATAGAACAATGGAAAGAACAAGGCTTATTAAAGAATAATAGCTATTTTACTGTATTAGCAAACAATATTTATAAAAGAACAAGAGTAAATAATAGTGAAATATTAGAATTACTAATTTATAGTGCATATATAGAAGAACAAAATAAACTTGAAGAACAAGAAAAACAAATAATGTATGAAGATGCAAATTATTACTATGAACAAGGCCAACAAGAAGTAAATAAAAAGAAAAAGCCATCAATATTAGCGATGGCTTTATTTCTTGCATTATTAGACCAACCAAATTATAGTGGCTTTAATTGGAAACAGTATATTGAAGCAACAATACAATATAATGCACAACAAATATATAAACAAGCAATTTTAAATATGCAACAACAAAAAGGCCTAGAAATTGATTCTAATGAGTTTCAAACAATAATACAAAGACAAAACAATCAAAAGATCAATATAAATAATGATAAGATATCAGGTGCAGCAGATTTGCAAATGATAGGACTAAATAATTTAGCCAAAGTTGAGGGAATAAAAGAAGTAACGGAAGATAATTCAAAAGTTAGATTTGTCGCAGTAGAGGACGAGTCAACAACGAAAATGTGCCAAAGCTTAGATGAACAAATATTTAATATAAAAGGTTATAATGAATTTACAAGATATTATGGAAATACTGCAAAAGAATTAGAACTAAAAAAATTCAAAATTTATGGGTTAGTCTTACGGTATAAATATGCCTCCCATAATGCGGGCATTATCATCATTGCAGAAGTACATTAGTATATCAAAACAATATGCCTAGAGAAGAATTAAACAGAAAATTAAATATGGAGTATCAAGATGTAACAACTAGGTTTTTAAAACGAAACAAAAAGCATTACAAAGTAGTAGAACAACAATATTATATTGATGAAAACGGCAATAAATATGCCGTTGATGGCAAAAGTGTACTAATGAAACATACAGAAAAAGAAAAAGAAGTCGCTAAAATATTAGGAGAAATATATGGAGGAAAAGTTAGGCTAATACCAGTTGTATTAAATCCACAAAATATAAAAACACCAGATTATATGATAGGAAATATAAAAATTGATTTAAAAGAACCAACAGGAAAATCTCGAACTACAATCTATGATTTATTCAAACACAAAAGTGGACAAGCTGATAACTTTGTAATAGATATACATAAGTCAGGATTAGATAGGACTGAAAGCATAGAACAAGCACAGCAATTATTTTATTCTAAACATAGAAGCTGGATAAATACTGTAATATTAATGGAAAACAACGAAATATTTAAAATATTAAAAAGAAGATAAAAAAAGAAGGTGGTGCAACCCAAAAGGGGGTCACATACCTTCAACAATAATATTATTAACTTAATTATACTATAAATTAGGTTAATAATCAATAGTTTGTGCAAAAAAATATAAATTATGCACTTACTTTTAAAATAGGTGCTTTTATTATGGAAAGAAGGTGAAAAAATGAACGATAGAGCAAAATATTTAGCAGTAGATGAAGAAAAAAACAACAGAATACAACATATAAGAGAATGTTTCTCAATTATCTATGATGAAATTGATTTAAAGTGCAAACCAAGTAGAGAAACATCATTAGCATTAACTAAACTAGAAGAAGCACAATTTTGGGTTATAAAAGGAGTAACAAGGGAGGATAAATAATATGTGGTTATTAGTTTTAATATTAAGTATTAAATTACAAATGCCAACTTGGTATTGGATTATATTTACGGTAATTACAATATTTAGCCCAGCTATGTGGGTATTAAAATATAATTATGCAGAAGGATATATGAAAGCAAAGAATAAAGATAATAAATAAGTTATTAATGTTTTAAAATTATAAATCAAGAGCTACGTCTAGCTCTTATTTTTATGCCTTTTTTACTGGTTGCAGGCTATAAAGAACAACAGAATATAAATCGCAATGGCTGGGGCTTAGGCAATGGCTGGGGCAAAAGGAGTAAAAAATGGAAGGACAAGATAATAATACAAACAATGCTAATACTGGGGCAAATAATGAACCAGCGGGAGCAAATAATCAGAATGCAGGAACAAATAATAATCCTGTAACGTTTGATGATTTCTTAAAGGATGGAAAGAATCAAGCAGAATTTGACAGAAGAGTTCAAAAGGCTATTCAAACAGCACAGGAAGGTTGGAAAGCTAAAAATGATGCTGAAAAATCAGAAGCAGAAAGACTAGCACAAATGAACGAAACTGAAAAATTACAATATCAATTGCAAAAACAACAAAAAGATTATGAGGCAATGCAAAAAAAATTAAATGCTAGAGATTTAAAAGATGAGGCTTTGAAAATAGCAACAACACAAGACACAGCATTTGACCCAGAGTTCTTAAATCTTTTTGATTATGAAAGTATGACAGCAGAGCAATTGCAAGAAAAAACAAAACTTATAAAGTCAATTCAAGACAGAATTGTAGAAAAAGCAGTAAATGAGTGGTCAAAAGAAAAGCCACCATACAACCCAAACCCATCTAGCAACAAACCAAGTGCTGATGAAGCAATAAGAAGGGCAATGGGATTAAAATAAGAAAGGAAGAATAGACAATGAATAATATTGAAATATCAACAATTTATTTACCTAAATTAGACGAGGTATATAAAAACGAAGCAAAAACATCTATATTAGATGGAGATGAAACAACAGTACAAAAAGGATTAAATGGAGAAATAAAAGTAGCTAAACTAGACATGGATGGTTTAGGAGATTTCTCTAGAAATGATGGATACACAAAAGGTTCAACAAAATTTGTATGGGAGACAGTAAAATATGACAAAGAAAGAAGCCAAGACTTAAGAATTGATAGACTAGACAACCAAGAAGCATTAGGATTACCTTTTGCAAGATTATCTGGAGAATTTGTAAGAACAAAAGTAGTTCCAGAAACTGACGCTGCAAGAATTGCAAAAATAGCAGGAGTAGCAGGAATTTCAACAAAGAAAGAAACTATTTCTGATGGTGCGGGAGTTGTAACAGCATTAAGAGAATGCATAAATAAAATGGATGAAGATGAAGTTTCAACAGAAAACAGAATCTTATTCATAACACCAACATTAAAAGGAATGATAGATGATTTAGACACAACTAAATCTAAAAAAGTATTAGAAAGATTTGCTACAATAATTGAAGTTCCACAAACAAGAATGTATACAGCAGTAACATTAAATGATGGAAAACAAAATTATGGATACCAAAAAGCAAAAGATTCATATATTAAGTCAACAGATACAGCTGTAGTATCAGGAAAGACATATTACACAGAAAGTTCTGGAACATATTCAAAAGTAAGTTCTCCATCAGGAAATCCTTCAACATCAGATTACTATGAATTAATAGAAGGTGGAAAAGATATAAACTTCTTATGTGTTGAAAAGTCTGCTGCAGTAACAGCTATGGATCAATACATAAAATACTTTACACCAGATGAAGACCAAAATGGAGATGACAACGTATTTAAATATAGAAACAACAACTTATATGGACATGTATATGAAAACAAATTAGCTGGTGTATATTGTTCATATGAAGGATAGGAGGTAAACAAATGTCTACATTTATAGGGCTAAAAATAAATAAAGTAGAAAAAGAAGCTGAACCAAAAGCTGAAAAGGGAAAAGAAAAAGAAGCTGAACCAAAAGCTGAAAAAGAATAATTAGGGAGGCAATAGAAATGGCAGAAACCAGTAATATAAATAAAATAATAGACGATTTAGGAGCTAATTATAAAGACGACCAAGAAGTTCTAAGCGAAATATTAGAGGGAGTAACTTCTATTGCCTCTGATATTTCTAATAGACAAAAAAATGATGAGAAGTTATTTCCATATATTAAGAAAGCAGTAAAAGCAATATATCTTTCAAGAGGAGCAGAAGGCTTAACAAGTCGTGGAGAAGGTTCTATATCAAGTTCATATGAAGATATTATAGAAAAATTAAGAAATGACATTATAAAATCTGGATTAAGGAGGATTAAGTAATGCTATTACGAGATTTAACAAAAGTATATATATCAGGATATGAAGAAATAGAAGACCACGGAGAACCATATAAATTATGGAAATATAAAGGACAGGCTTGGCTAAATATGCAACAAGATGTCAACGAGTTAGACAGAAAGTCCACAGGTGAAGTGGATTATAGTACATATAAAGGTCGTACGACTAGAGATTATGATATACAAAAAGGCAATGGAATATCATTTGAAGATGTCTCAAAATTAGAGAAGTTTATTCCAGAATATAGAGTACTAGATAAAAACAAAATAGGAAGTACATATGTGTATAGAATGGAGAAAATACAATGATTAATTTCAATTGTAATATAAAAGTAAAACATAATTTTAAAAATATAGATGCTATAATTCAAAAATTACCACAAACTGCAAAAACAATAACAGAAGATGTATTAAAAAACATTAGAGGTTATGCTATAAGGTTGGAAAAAGGACATAATGAAGAAGGCATATTAGTTGAAATGATTGATATGTCTACTAAAGAAGTGAAGGGAAAAGTTTATGCAGACCCTTCTAAATTCATGAGTAATGGAGTTTCATATTTGTTTTTTGAATATTTTGGTACAGGTACTAATGCTGAGATGGATCATGTAGGAAAATCAAAACACTTTTTAGAGAGTGGTTACACAGAATGGTTTATTCCAGTAAGTAAAGTTGAAAAAGCATTGCCATATCCGATTGTAAATATTCAAGGAATGGATTTTTATATTGCTCATGGAACTAAAGCAAACCACTTTATGGGAGATGCTGAATTTGAAAGTAGAAATGAAAATACAGAAATAGTCAAGAAAAAAATAGATGAAATGTTGAAGGAGGTATGCAAATAATGAAAGATTTAAGTATAAAGGACTTTAGCGATTTAGTATATGAAAAGCTAGAAAATTTGTATAAGAATAAACCGATTTTAAGTAATCCAAATACAGAAAGTAAATTTCCTATATTGGAATTGCATACACCTTTGAAATCAGTAAATCTAACAGAAAACGCATTTCCTATTCGTTCTACATTTCAAATATCAATCACTTGTTGGAATGAAAAACAAAGACAAGCAATGCAAATGACAGATGAAGTTAGTACAAGACTTCAAGAATTAAATTTTATAAGGACTAATACCAGTCCTGCAGTATATGACCAGATACTGCAAAAATACGGTATAACAATAACTTTTGAAGTTCGTTATAATTCTATAACGAGTTCTTTTAATTTTATAAGATAATAAGGAGGAATAAAAAATGCCAGAACCAAAAGCAAGTACATTAACAAAACTATTTCATGCTGATACATTAACAGACTTAAAAGATTCAACTAAAAGAAAACAAGTAGCTTTCGTACAAAGCATTCCAGAATTTTTAAAAGCACCAGAGGGAATAACATATAGTGCTTTAGATATTCCTGATGAAAGACAAACAGAAGGAAGACAAAAAGCAGAAAATCTAGAAATAGAAATATTGTTTAAAGAAGACCAATATGATGAATTAAAAGCAGTTCAAACTGCTAAGACAAATGGATATTGGGCAATTCAATTACCGGAAGAAACAGCTACAGAAAGTGGAAAACCACTAACATGGTATTTTACAGGTACATGTTATATAGGAATGAGTGAAATTGCTATAGATGATATGTTAAAATCAAAATTAACAATCTATAGAAGTTCAGAAATAACAGAAAGCAAAGGATTTCCCACAGCCTAGTTCTGCAAAATTGAGTGCTAGGAGCAGAACCATAAAGAGAACTAGCACAACAGAAAAAAATACTGAGAAGGCAGAATAAGCCTTCTCTCTTTTGCAAAGGAGAGAAAATATGATAATAGAAACCAAAAATAAAATAATTAATTTAGTAATAAAAACAAGAAAAATAGTAGAAATAGCTAACCTACTAAAAAATAAAAATTTTGAAGAAGCTTTTACAAAAGCTTATGCTATATGCGATATAGAAGCTTTGGCTAAAATTATATTAAAATTAGCAGAAACAGAAGATGAGAAAAGTGCATTTAATTCAATAGATGAAGTATATGATTTTATAGACGATTGCAGAAAAGAAGGAATAGTTGTAAATGATTTATATTTAAAGATTGCGGAGGCTTTGAACGAAGAGGGTTTTTTCAAAAAGAAAATGACCAAGAAAGAACTAAAAGAGTTGATATCAAATCCTTTATCAACAATGAATATGAACGAATTAGTTCAAAAATCGGCAGAGAATGCAATGAGCAAAATAGCAGAGGAACAATTCCAAGGTTTCAGGGGCTAAATGATATAATTTTAAGAATAAAAAATACAAATAATTTAATTGAATTGATTTATGCAACAGAGTCTTTGGCATATTATTTTAACATGAAACCGTTTGAATTTTGGAATAGTAGATATTCAGAAATCAATATTTATTGCCAAACTCATTTGGCTAAAAATGCTGACGATTTAAAACGTGAGATTAATTTACAGGAAGCGGTAACAAATAAATTAATAAGAGCAGATAGCTTATCGAGAAATCCAAAAATAATCCCTATTCGAGATAATTATAAAAATTTATTTCAAGATGAAGAAAAAGAATACATTCAGTCACCAGAAGAAATAACAAAAAAGATGAGACTTCTTATGATAAAAGAAAAAAAATAATTTTTTCGACAAGTTTCGACAAAAATACATGAATAAAAGTGCTATACTTCTTTATATAATATAATAAAAGGAGATATAGAAGATGGAAGATATACAAATAAAAACTAAATTCTGCAAATTTTGTGGTGAAAAGATTCCAGAAGATGCGGTTATGTGTACTCACTGTGGAAGACAAGTTGAACAATTAAAAGGAGAACAACCTCAGGTTGTAATAAATAATGCAAACACTAACACCAATATGAATAAGAATATTGGAGCAGTATCTGGTAGACCAAAAAATAAATGGGTGGCAATAATACTTTGTGCATTTTTAGGATTTCTAGGTGCACACAAGTTCTATGAAGGCAAAACAGGAATGGGAATATTATATCTATTTACTTGTGGATTATTTGGAGTAGGAATAATAATAGATTTTATAGCATTGTTATTTAAACCAAATCCTTATTATATATAAGAAATAAATAATAAAAACACTTGCAAATGCAGGTGTTTTTCATTTAGCATCAGATTAAATCTGGTGCTTTTATTATGCTTAAAAAGAAAGAGGGTGAAAGTGTGACAGTAGAGGAAATTGAGATAATTGTAACAGCACAAGTAGAAGAGGCTTTAAAAAAGTTTCAAAAGTTTTTACCAACTATAAAGCAAACAATAAGGCAAGCACAAGAGGCTTTTTCAAAAGTAGATACTAGAGCAATGACAAGTAAGTTACATCAAGCAGTTAATTTTATGAAAAAGAAAATGCAAAATTTAAAGAAAAGTTCAGAAAACAATGAAATAGCAATAAAAGTAAATAATAAAGATGCACAAAAACAAATATCTCAAGTGCAAAAACAAATAGATAGTTTGCAAGAAAAAATAAATGCTCGACAAATGAAATTAAACGTAATAAATCCTCAGATTGATAAAATTGTGGATGATACTAGAAAAAGTGTAACACCAGAAGGAATAAACCCTAATGATAAAGCAATGGATACAACAGTGAATAATGCATTAGGAAACAATAAAGATTTTACAGTGTTAAATAATCAAGCACAAAAATTATATACTGAAATAGAAATGTATAATAAACAACTTAGTGAAGCAAAAAACAAAATGACACAATTAAAACAAGAAATAAATCAAACAGCAATTAGTCAAGGAAAATTGACTAGTTTTTTTAGTGGATTCAAACAAAAAATAGACCAAGTAAAGCCAAGCATATCAAAGATGAAAGACAGTTTTAAAGGTCTACCTAAAATCACTCAAAATATAACTAATAATATAAAAGGAATGGGAACAGGTTTAAAAAACGGATTAGGACATGTTTTAAAATATGCAATGGCATTATTTTCATTAAGAGGAATTTATTCAATATTAAGTGGGTGTGCAAATGCATGGCTATCTAGCCAAAATGCAGGAGCAAAGCAATTAAGTGAAAACATAAATTATATGAAGTATGCTATGGGTAGTGTACTAGCACCAGTAATTCAATTTGTTACTAATCTAGTATATCAATTAATGAAAGCTATTCAAAGCGTTGCTTATGCTTTGACTGGAGTTAATATTTTTGCGAAGGCAAGTGCAAGTTCATACGCTAGTATGGCTGGAAGTGCAAAAAAAGCGAAACAGGAAACAAAAGCATTAGCAGGTGTCCATAGTGAAATAAATAATATTTCGGACAAAGATAATTCGGATGGTGGAAGTGGAGGGACAACAGCTCCTAGTTTTGATTTATCAAAAATGGATAATCAAATGATGGGATGGGTTGATAAGATAAAGAAGAAGCTCTTACTATTATTTAAACCTATACAAAAATCATGGAGTCAATATGGTAAACCATTACTGAAAAGTATGGAATATGCATTTAACAGCAATATAACACTAATAAAAACAATGGGAAAAAGTTTTAAAGAAGTATGGCTAAACGGAACGGGCGAAAAAACTTTAGGTATATATTTTCAGGCGTTGACATCCATATTTAATATTATAGGAAATATAAATACTGCGTTTGCAAATGCATGGCAAAACAATGGTGGGACTGAAACAATACAACAATTGTGGAATGGGTTTAATAATTTACTTTTAATAGTTCAAGATTTTTATAGAACAATAGAAGAGTGGACTTCAAGCGAAAATTTTCAAGAGTTTGCAAATTCAATAATTGGAATATGTGAAACACTATCAGGATGGTTTGAATTAGTAACACAAAAATTAAAGGAAATATGGGACAATGGAGGAAGGGAAACTTTTTCTAAATTATTAGGATGCATTTCTAAATTAGTTACGGCCATAAGTTCGATAATATCTTTTTTATCCCCGGTAATAGAATTTGTATTAAATATAGTTACCCCGGCAGTAACAGAAATAATTAAAGTTATTGGCTATGTGATAGATGCACTATCTGGTTTATTAGATTTTATAATAGGAGTATTTACTGGCGATTGGGAAAGAGCATGGAATGGAATTAAAGAATTTTTTATAGGTATATGGAATGCTTTAAAAACTGCAGTAGCAACAATACTTAATATTATTAAAGATAGTATAGTGTCCGTATTAAATGTAATAAAAAATATCTGGAATACCGTATGGAGCTGGATAAAACAGTTAGCAAACACAATATGGAATGGAATAAAGATAATAATATTAAATGCAATAAATGGAATAAAAAATACTATTTCAAACGTACTTAATGGAATAAAAAATATCTGGAATAATGTATGGAATGGGTTAAAAACTACAGTAACCAATATATTTAATGGAATATGGAACACAATAAAAAGAATTATAAACTCTATTTTAGGTGGAATCGAGGGTATGGCAAATGGCGTTGTAAAAGGAATAAATAAGGTAATATCAGTAATGAATAATTTAAGCTTCGACATTCCAGATTGGGTTCCAGGAATGGGCGGAAAAAAATTTGGATTTAACATCGGCTATATGAGCGAAGTATCATTACCAAGATTAGCAAAGGGAAATGTCGCTTATGAAAAAACACTAGCAATTTTCGGAGAATATGCAGGAGCAAGCAATAACCCAGAAATAACAGCCCCACAAAATATAATGAGAGAAACGTTTGAAGATGTTTTATCAAATTATAATAACGAAAATAGCGATAGGCCTATAAATCTTACAGTAAACGTAGGAAGTACAAAACTAGGACAAATATTATTAGACAATTTAAGAGATATGAAAAGACAATCAGGGAAAGACATAGAAGCATTAGTAGGAGGATAAAATTATGTTATGGAAAGAACATGGAGATACGGGAAATTTACCAACACCGTCAACATATAGCGCAGACATAGAAGATACAGACAAAGACAGTTATTCTTCTATTGTTGATGGTTCTTTAATAGATAATCCCATAGCTGTAGGAATGTTAAAGCTTTCTATGTCATGGGATTTTAACACAGAAGAAGAAGCAGAACAACTTATACAAAAGACATATAAAAACCCATTTATATTGGATGTTAAAGTTCCAGTAGTAAATGGAGGTTTTTTAGCAAATGCAAAATTTAGGGTATCAAAAAGAAAAGTCGAAATGATAAGTACAGAAAAAGAAACGAGTACTTCCAAAACAAAATGGAAGTGCTCTTTTAATTTAATGCAAAAAGAATTAACAGAAGCACAAAAAACAGCAGTAGAGGGGGCAAATAGTTAATGTATAGTACAAGTAATAACTATAAGTCTAAAGTATACAATGTAACTCATTTATTAAAAGTATACATAAATGACACAGAGATAGATTCTAAATATATATTAGACTGTAAACCCTCGAAAAAAGCTTTCTCAAGTGATGAGTTTGCATTGGGCTGTATAGAAGCACAAAGCATAGAATTAAAATTATATAAATCAGTAATACCTGCAACTATAAACAAAGTAGAAATCAAGAGTGGAATAACAGGCGAAATAATACCTGTTGGAGTATTTAATGTGGATGATATAAGCAAAGAAGACGATTACACAGTAACATTTAAATTACGTGATAATATGATTAAATTTGAATTTAATTATAATGGAAAAACACTAATAGATAGTAATAATGGAAAAGCAAAAATAATACAGGTACTACAAGACTTATGTACAAAAGCAGGAGTAGAACTTCGGTTCTACTTCTTTTTTAAACATGAATAAGGAAATAGCAGTGTACGACAATACAGTATCAGCAAGAACTTATTTAAGTTATATAGCAGAACAAGCTGGTGGAATAGCAGTAATAGGTAGAGATGGAAAACTATATATAAAAACAATTGGAGAAAGTTCAGTTACACTTCCATTAAAGTTATTTAAGACTTTTAAATGGGGAGAAAAATTTAAAATAACGCGTGTAAGGTATGATGATGGAATACAACTATTTGAAAAAGGAGATACAACAGGCAATACAGTTTATATCAGCCAAGACAATATGTACATAGTTGATCAAGATCAAATCAATAATATTTATAACACATTAAAAGGACTAGAATTTTACAGTTTTGAGGGCGAAAGCATAATAGACCCAGCACTAGATACAGGAGATATCGTTGTTATAGATGGTAAAAATGTAATATACCAAGGTTCAATGCAATTTTCAGGACGTTGGATTGCAAATATTGAAAGCAAAATACAATGTAAAGCAAAAGAAGAAACAACTACTAGAACACTATCACAAAAAACTATAAACAGAAGAGTGAAGTCAAATATTAATCAGATAGATGGAAAAATAACTCAACTAACTGAAGAAACCACAGAGAACACACAAAAGATAACCAAAGTAGAGCAAGACGTAAATGGAATAACCAGTAAAGTATCATCAGTAGAGCAATCAGTAGAAAACATAACAAAAATAGAAGGTACAGCAGAAGGAAAGAACATATATATAGATGATGCATCTGCGGAACCATTAATAGATATAATGCTAGAGGGCGAGAGCCAACAGGCAACGAGGAGTGGGAAGAACTTACTTGATAATACTGCGACGACAAAAATATCAAACGGAATAACATTTACTGTGAATAGCGATAAAACAGTAAATGTTAATGGTACAAATGATACCTCTGCTAACAGCAGTTTGATTATCAATAGATATGATTTAAGCCCAGGAACATATATTCTAAACGGCTGTCCGAGTGGTGGTGCTAGTAATACTTATAGATTAGCTATCCAAGAGACAGGTAGTTACAGTGTTTTAGATTCTATAGATATTGGCAATGGCAGTGGAGAATTTACAATAGATACTACAACAAACGTTCAAATAGCTATATTTATTCAGAAAGGCTTAACGATAAATAATTTATTATTTAAACCAATGTTACGAAAAGCAACAATAGCTGATGACACATATGAACAATACGGAGCAAGCCCTAGCCCAGATTATCTAAGCGAAATAGAGAATTTGGAGGGAAAGAATAAGTTTAATTATTTATGGTTTGATACTACAAAAGAAGTAGATTGGACTGCTTATCAAAGCATAACAAGTCTAGCTAAAGCAATTCCTATATTTATAGGTAAAGGTAAGGCTGCTACTTTTAGTTCAAATGTTCCTTTGTTGTCTAGTGATAATTTGCTATTTGCAATTAATGATTTAACGAAAAGTTCAAGTGCATCTTTTGCATTAAGAAAAACTCAAACAGTAGAAGCTAACAATGAAGGATATGTTTATGTGGGGTATATTAAATCAAGAACTAATTATAATAAAGTTAAAGACGGAACTTATTATGTCCAAGTGGAAGAAGGCACAGTAGCGAAACCTTATGCACCTTACAATTCGCTTGAATTTAAGGATGAGGGGAAGAATTTGTTTGACTGTGCAAATAGCAAGATAATTTATGATAATGGTGGCACATCGTATGAAAGATTAACTAATGGGTTAAAAATAATATCTAACGGTGTTCAATATAATATGCTATATTTTTTGGTTAATACAGTAGAGAATTTAAAAGGCAAAACATTAACATTATCAAGTGATATTTTATTTTCAAAAGAAAAGCAATATGTAGATTTGGGATTATATTACACTAATTTTAATGGTGGTAATAGAAAATCGTTTGGAATTATAAAGAGTATTAAAACAGAGGGATATTATACTATAAAAGGAATAGTAGAAGAAGGCGAAAATAGAGATTATGTTTGTATAGGTTTAAGACCTAATATGGATTCTAACTTTGCAAAAGGAGACTATACAATATATGATAATTTACAAGTAGAAATTGGTGAAACAGCAACCCCATACAAACCACACCAGGAGCAAAAAGTAACATTTCCATTAGAAAATCAAAAACTAATGGAAGACAGTTATTTAGCAAGTGACGGAATACATCATAAGAGAAATCAGGTCGTGCTGGATGGCAGTGATAATATGGATTGGTATATGGACAGAATATCAGGGACTAGCACAGATTATTTTTATACGAGAACAGTAGGTATAACAAAAGAAAATATAAACAGTGTAATTTGTAGTCACTTTAAAAAAGGTTCAGAAAGTAGACAAGGATTCTGGGCAACAACAGTTTTTTGTATAACGATGAATAGGACTGTAACAGGAATTATTTCAAGTGATACTATGGCTCAGAGAATAACTAAGTTTAAGACTTGGTTAGCAACTCAATATGCAAATGGAACACCTGTAATCGTAGAATACGAACTAGCCGAAGAAGAAATAGTACCTTACACAGAAACACAGCAAGAAGCGTGGGAGAAATTAAGACATTTTACATTATTTAGAGGTATTAATAATATAACAAGTATAGCAAATGCGAAAATCACATATGTTAGAGATAATGGGTTAAGCGACACATACGAAACCAAACGAAACGTTAAAGAAAATCACTACACAAAAAGTGAAACAGACTCGCAAATAAGTCAAACAGCAGACTCAATCAAAGAGTCAGTCAAAGAAATAAACGAACAAACACAAGAAAAGCTTGCAACATTGGAGCTAGCTAATCAAAGTTTAGAATTTTCAACTAAAAGAACCGGTGGAAACAATTTAATTAGAAATAGTGCAATGATTAATGATAATAATTTCTGGCTAGCACACGCTAAATATCCATATCAAGAGTCAGATATACCACCTGACAATCCTGCTGAAGGAACATACTGGTATTGTACTGCTAATAGTGGAAGTTACATGGAAAATCAAATGTATGTGTACAACAGTGGTTGGCAAGTATCAGAACTGTCAAGAAAATCATTGTTAAGTGCTCAAAACTACTTCGCTTATACAACTTCTAACGAATATTGGGCGAACGGCAAAAATGCTAATGAAAATACACTGAGTGGACGAGTTATTAAGCTTGATGGAAGACAAGACTATACGGTATCACATATATTCAATATTACAGAACCTATTACATTAAATCAAAATGAAAACAAAATGGCAATATCACACTTTATAAAAAACAGTATAGTACAAGGAAATGTCTGCGTAGGACTAATGTTCCTTAATGAGGCAGATTTTACAGAGGTGGAAAAGCCCTACTCATTATATGAGCCTGGTATTATACTGACACCAGATGATTTAAAAGATCTAACTAAAATAGAGCAAATAATCGAAATACCTAAGAAATCAGATTTTATTCCTGTAGTTGTAAGTAACACAGCACCTACAGATACAACCAAGAATTGGTTAGACGCAACAATATACTTACCTAAAAAATACAACTCTCAAACATCACAGTGGGAAATATTAGATACAAAAATGTCATTATATAACGAGAGTTCAAGAGAAGTTTGGACTTATAGATATTTCTACGGATTCTATTATCAAACACCAATAATATACGATACAGCAGAAATCAAGAGTTGTTATGTGGCATTAACATTTTATCCTGCATTTGCAGTCTATACAGGAAATGTAGAGCCTACACCTTACAAAGGGTTATATTGGAATAATAAAACAACAAATTTAGTTAAGAGAGCAAAATACGATGGTACTACTTTTGTAGAGTGGGAAACACTTGATATTCCAAGTAGTTTATTACCAACTGGTGCTAGTTTAGGTGTTGAACTATTTGATTATATAGTACCAATAAAGGGATTCGTTGAAATTGCTGATTTAAAGCTTGAATATAACACTATGTGTACTCAGTGGACTCAATTTCCTGGGGAAGTTTATGGCAAGAATTATAAAATGGACGAAAAAGGATTTTGGATTCAAGCAAATCAAAATACTATGTTTATAGATGAGGACGAAATCCTAGCAACATATAAAGGAATAAATATATTCCAAATTAATAAGGATTTAGCATATTTTTACAAAATACAAGCAACAGAGAGTATAGAAGTAGGAAACTATTTCTTGAAAACTCAACAAATTAATTCAAAAAATATGCTGTTACTTTATTAGGAAGGAGAGCATATGGCAATATCAAGTAATATATCAATAACACAAAACTCACAGAATATAGCAAACAATAAAAGTAATATAACTGTTAGAGTACAAGTAACAACAACAGGAGAATCATATAACGGATACTCTAAGCCAGGTACTTGTACAATAAACGGAACACCATACGATTTTAGCCATAATATACCTTACCAAGCAACTACAACAATCTTTGAAAAGACATTAGACGTGGCACACGACAGTAACGGAAAGAAAACCGTTTATGCTAGTTTCTCGTTCCAAACAGGTATATCAGCAGGAACAATAACTGGGTCAACGTCCAAAAAATTAACAACAATTCCTAGAACTTCCGAAGTAAGTTTAAGTAAAAAGAATTTCAATATTGGCGAAACTATAACAATATATACTAACCGAAAAAGTGCTAGTTTCACGCATACAGCAGTTATCAAATTCAATGGACAGACAGTTAGAACACAAACAGGGATAGATGCTTCATATAGTTGGAATACAAATGAATTATTTGCTAAAATTCCAAATCAAAATCAGGCTAATGGTACAGTGGAACTTACAACTTATAGTGGTGGTACTAGAATAGGAACAAGTGCAGTTAATTTTACAGGCTATGTAGTAAATAGCGACCCAGTATTTAATAATTTTGATTGTGAAGATACAAACACAGTGACTAAAACTTTAACTGGGAATAATCAAAAGTACATACGAAAGTATAGTAATTTAAAAGTAACAATAACAAGTGCAAATAAGATGACTACCAAGAACAGTGCTACACCTAAATATTACAATATTGTGGTTGGCAACAAAATCGAAAAATTAGATTATTCAACATCAGAAATTTCAAAAACTATAAATAATATGGACGACAATACAGTAACAGTTTTTGCCGTTGATAGCAGAGGAAACCAAAAAGACAAAACAAAAGCATTAGATATTGTTGAATATTCCGAAACTGTTTTACAAAGCGTTAAGATTGAAAGAAAAGAAGGTGTAGGGGAAACAGTCTTAATAAGTTTATCTGGCAAATATGCAAATATTAATTTTGGAGCCAAAACAAATACAGTCAAAAGCATTCAATTTCGAAAAAAGAGTAAGACAGATACCGAATTTGGAAGTTGGGTTGAAATAAAGCAATTGGTTACAATAGACACTGAAAACGGCACATTTAGCTGTGCCTCAAAAGAAATTACAGGACAAACTTTCACTTTAGGTACAGAGTATGACATAGAAGTTCAAGTTAAAGATGAATTGAGTTCAGACACAGAACCAGTATCTCTTAATAGCGGAAAAGTGCTACTTTCAGCACTAAAGAATAAAGGAATTAGCGTTGGGGGAATTTATAACGAAAATTTAGGAGGACCATTACAACTAGACAACAAGAACGTTATAAATTGGATTAATAGTAAACAGGATAAACAAAAACATATTTTAAAAGCTATACTTTCTACAGACAATACAGTAATAACTAGCACAGCTAACTGGCAATCTATTGAAGTGCCTTTAAATCAATACATTAAAATAGGAGATAAGTTAAGATTTGAAAATAATAGAATTTATATTGCAACAGATGTTAAGTATATCAAATTTTCTGCAAAAGTTTTACTTTGGGAGTTATCATCTTCGGCTAAGATGATTGGTTTAATTATACAAGGAAATAAAAATTATGCTATGTCTAATTGTTATAAAAGTTTATATGGTAATTGTGATGTTCTAACTATACCAGAAACAATAATAAAAGTTAATCAAGACAATTCAACGACAGAAGAAACTATAATGGCGCTTGTGTATTTCGATAATCCAAGTAGCGGAAAGCTACGTAAATATGGACAATCAACTTTCTTGCAAGTAGAAGTAGTAGATTGTTAGGGAGGTGTAGGAATGAAGGAGTTAGGAGAGTTAGCAAAGCTGATTTTTCAACATGGTGGAACGGTAATAATGGCAGGTCTATTTGTACTTTTTCTCTTTTATGACAGAAAAGACCGAAAAGAGAAAGAAATTTCAGACAAAGAAGAAAAGAAAGCAGAAAGAGAGTCAAACAATGCTATATTGAAAGAATTATCAGCAAGCAATAGAAATATAGCGGAAAGTTTGAATTTACTCAAAACTAGCATGGACAATACAAATAATGAATTTAAGCAACATGATGAACGCGCAATCAAAGGCTTTCAAGGAATACATGAAGATTTAATAATTTTGAAAGAAAGAAGGTGAGAACATGGAGAAATTAAAGAAAGCAGCAAAATATACAACTAATATTTTAGCAATAGTAAGTGCTTTAATTGCAGGAATTAATGGAGTAGAAGGTATAACAATACCATACGCGATACAAATAGTGCAAATCATTGCAGTTGTGCAAGGTGTTATAGGTACTTACTTATTAGGTCAAAAAGTAATTAAGGAGGAAAAATAAATGAAGATAGTAGAAAATAATTTTAAGTTTGGTACAATGGATATAAGAAATACAACAGAACAAATTGTATGCCACCATAGTGGAGTAACTGTTTTACAAAGTGTAGAGGTAATACATAATTATCATAAAAATACAAAAGGTTGGGCAGGAATTGGGTATCATTTTTATGTTAGAAAAGACGGTTCTATATATAGAGGACGTCCAGAGAATACAGTAGGTGCACATGCGGTAGGAGCAAACTACAATTCAATAGGTATTTGTTTTGAAGGAAATTTTTCAAAGGAAGAAATGGGACAACTTCAATTAAGAGCAGGGCAAGAATTAATTGCATATTTAAAAGAAAAGTATAATATATCTAAAATAGTAGGGCATAGAGATATAGACAACTCAGAATGTCCAGGGAATAATTTCCCAATGGACGAAATAAGGAGTGGCAAAGTTGGTTCTCCAAATAATTCAAAAGAAGAAATAGTAAAATCCTTACAGAAAGCGTTAAATAAAGATTACAATTGTGGCTTAGATGTAGATGGAATAATAGGACCATTAACAACAAAAGCTGTAAACAACAATATGGTAAGAAACTTTAGTGTTAGTGAATTTGCTAGATGGGTTCAAGAAAGATTAATCGCAAAAGGATATAGTTTAAACGAATTTGGAGTAGACGGCAGATATGGAGACGAAAGCGAGAAAAAAGTAAAGGAGTTCCAATCAAATTGTGACATAGATGTTGATGGAATTGTAGGAATAAATACAGTTAATAGATTAATATAGAAAAAGGCTAGACATTAAGTTGTCTAGCTATTTTTTTTGCCATTTTGAGGTAATATAATTACTCTAATCAAAAATAAAAAAGGCTTAAAAACGATTGTGACGCGTCGATTTTTTGTTTATTTTTCATTGCTTAAATGCAAAAAGAGAAACAAACTATTTAATCTAGTTTATTTCCCTTTCGGTTAATTCGTTATTGGATATTTATAAATATTATACTACTGTTTAGTTATTTTGTTAATGTTTAGTCTTTCCATTTTCCAACAATAAAAATTACTAAAAAATAGAATAAGTCTTGACTTTTCTATTTTTTAATGATATTTTAATATAAACAAATGACACTAAAGAAAAAACTTGATATTATGTAAAATTTATGTTATAATATTAGTACTAATACGAAAAGAATAGAATACTATAGTATAAAAAGTATATAATATGAGATAATATCAGAAGGGAGGTATAAAAATGGTTAATAATCTTTATAAGGCAAGAGTGACAGATTTAATTGCAAAAGCAAAAGAGAAAGAGAAAATAAAAACATATTCACAATTTTGCAAAACTAAAGATGCTAAAGAAAATGCTTTGACTAAAGAAGAAATCATACATTATACTTCTATGCAAGAAGGAGAAGTAAAGTAGATGAAGAAATATAGCATTGGAGATATAGTATTTGTAGCAAAATATGAATATAAAAGTGGAACAATAGGTCAAAATCACAGCTTTGTAATAATAGATGATGGACAGGCCATAGATATAAATTATTTTGGATTTTTATTGTCATCAAATTTAAAGAAAATCACATATCCATACAATGAATTAATACAACAAGATAGTGTTAATAAATTGAATGGAGATGGAATAGTCAAATGTGATGATTTGATAGAATTAACAGAGAGAGAAATAAAATTTAAGATTGGATCGGTAAAACAGGATGATTTAGAAAGATTTATTGATACATATTCTAAATATTTAAACGAAGAGGACTAGCAATAGTCTTTTTTTTATTACTTAAAAGTCCCTTCAACATTTAGCAATAAATCAATAATCTGTGATATTTCGTACACCTCTCTGCTGTCCAATCCAAAAACTTCAATTCTGTGGTACATTTCTTCTTTCAATTTATTTACGTCATTATCATAATAAAATAAGTCTTTTATTGTAACATCTAAAGCATTTGCAATTTTATCAAGAATCTTCATTGTTGGATTAAATACATTATTGTTTTCCAGTTCTCTTAAATAAGTTCTCGAAATTCCCGTAACCTGACTTAATTTATATAAAGTTATATTTTTGCTTCTTCGCAAAAGCTTAATTACAAAAACATACATAAAATTACTCCTACAGTTATTATTAATCTATTTTAGTATGTTTATACAAAAAAGAAAATATGGAACTCCCAGCTCCATATCCAAAAGCTTGAAATCCTTGAAAAATAAGGACTTTTTGATTATATACAGTTTTAGAGAGAGTAGTATTTTGTCGAACGATTTTGTTTGACATTTTTCGACAACGCTTATATAATATTAATCAATAAAAGAAACGCGTTTCTCCTGAGAGGAGAATTTAAATGGAATTAGAAGAAATAGTAAAAGAAAGAATCAAAGAAAATGAAAAATTATTTAGTAAAGAAGAATTAAAAACGATAGAAAATAATATTATATTAACTAAGAAAGTATATATGATTGGATTAGTAAATGGAAAACAAATATATGGAAAATAATTACAATAGCATTTATCTACTTTTTATCTACTCAGTTTAGAAACTTTATAAAACTATATAGTATATGTATTTGTAAAATGCCTTAAATTAATCTGATTTAAAAAGATTAGAAAAATATAGGGTTTACAATTTTTGAACAGTTGGTTCAGGTGTTGTTTCAGAAGTTATTGAATAATATAAATCATGGAATATAGAAAAGGCAAGGGTTACAAGAAATTGCAACACCTTGCTTTTTTGTACTATTTTAAAATTTCATCAACTTTTTTCAGACTCAATTACAAATAAAATTAATTTTATTAATAATATTTTCTTTAGTCTAAAGTAGAAAAATGTAGGGTCGATTTTAATCGCCTGTATAACAATTTTAAATCTAAGTTTAACCAATCCCTTAATCTTAGAAAAGTCTATTTTTCATTTGACTTTTTTGTTTTTTAATTATATACTATACGTGTTAAAATAATTGAAGGAGAGAATTTTTAT